TTTAGTTACGATGACGACAGACGGAACTATCATCAGGGGAACAGCTGGCGGAACTGCGCTAGGTGTTTTTTATGGCGTTGAGTATCAAGATAACACAACAGGGGATGTAAAATTTGTTAAAGTTTGGAACTCTGGAACTACAGTAAAAGCTAACACTGCGGTGAAAGCTTATGTATATGATGATCCAAACATTACATTCCAAGTACAGTGCAATGGTACTTTTGCAACAGCTAACGTAGGTGAGCTTGCAAATGTTACTATTGGAACATTTAACTCAACATATGGTCATTCAACAGACGAACTTGATATTTCTACTTTAGCTACAACTGCTAAAGTTTTAAGAATATTAAGACTTGTTGATATACCAAATAACGATGCAGGCGCGGATGCGAAAGTGGAAGTTGTAATAAGCAACCACTTATATGGCACTCGACAAGCAGGCGTATAATCATAGGAGATAAATAACATGCCTTTAAATAGAGCACTATTTACCAAACAGCTCAATCTAGGTTTAAATACCGTGTTTGGTATGGAATATGATAGATACCCTGAACAGTGGAGAGCTATCTATTCAGTCGAGCAATCACAAAAAGCATTCGAAGAAGATGTACAAATGATCGGATTCGGTGCTGCACCAACTAAAGCTGAAGGTGCCATGATCAATTATGAAAGTGGCAGAGAAGGCTTTGTCTCAAGATATGTCCATGAGACTGTAGCTTTAGCATTTTCTATTACAGAAGAAGCTGAAGAAGATGGTCTATATGGTTCTCTAGGAGCAAAATATGCTAGAGCACTTGCAAGATCAATGCAACATACTAAAGAGATCAAAGGTGCAAACATCCTAAACAATGCAACTAGCGCATCGCAATTAGGTGGCGATGGCAAGACTTTACTTGCTACAGATCACCCACTTGGCGGCGGTGGAACAGCATCTAACAAACTTGCTACAGCAGCAGATTTAACTGAGACTTCACTTGAATCTCTTTTAATTCAAATCTCTGAAGCAGTTGATGATAGATCAATTCCAATTGCATTAACTGGACAAAAACTAATAGTACCACCTTCTTTGGTGTTTATTGCGGAAAGAGTTCTTAAATCTAATTTAAGACCTGGAACTGCAGATAATGATATCAATGCAATGAGAAGTATGGGTATGATACCAGGAGGAGTAATTGTTAACCAAAGATTAACAGATCCTGATGCATACTTTATTATGACTGATTGCCCAGATGGTATGAAACACTTTGTAAGAGCACCAATCAAAAAAGCTGTAGAAGGCGATTTTGAAACTGGTAATCTAAGATACAAAGTTAGAGAAAGATATTCTTTCGGTTTTACAGACTGGAGAAGTATCTACGGTTCAGAAGGAGCTGCATAATAATTAAACATTTGTTAGGCGTAGTAATACGCCTAACAATCCCTAGACTGCGAAAGCAGACTACAAAGGAGGTAGACTATGGGAAAAACTACATTTTCGGGACCGGTTTTAGCTGGTACTATCAATGAAACAACTGGTAGTACACTTGGAGCTAATGTAAAAAATACTGGTCACGTAACAATGGTACAAAGTAAAGATGTTGCAATTACTGGTGCTTCAGCAAATACAAATATTGCTGTAATACCTGCTAATTCTCAAATCTTATTTGTACACGTAGATGTAACTGAAGTATCTAATGATACAAATGCAGCTACATTTTCTGTTGGAACAACTTCGAATGCTACAGCATTTACTGCTGCAAATAATGCTAAAGCTTTAGGTAGATCATCACAATCTTCTGCTGCTTTAGGTTTAATGGCAAACGTAGGAGCTTCTGATATGAAAATTGTAGGTGTATTTACTGGAACAGATGGTGATGGTACAACAGGTGCTATTACAACTACTGTTGCATATTCACAAGATAATTCGTTACAAAGAACATTTACAATAGTATAATTTAATTGTGGGCCTTAGGGCCCACTTTAAAAGAGGTAAATATGTTTGAGAATTTAAGAGAAAAAGGCGAAGCACTTAGAAATCTTTTTAAAAAAGACAAAGATAAAGATGATGAAAAAGATGAAAGTATAGTAGATAAAACTGTAGAAGTTATTGAAGCTAGAGATAAAGAAGCAGAAAAGACAGATGTTGAAAAATTATTATTAGGTAAAACAGACGATACAGCAGAAACTGAAAGTATTATAGATGTATTAAAAAAAGAAGAAGCAGAAAAAAAAGAAGAAAAAGACGATGATTTAGATAAAAAATTAAAAAACATAGAAAAAGTTTTAGAAACTTTTGGTGATAGTGGTGGTACTTCAATTGGAAAAGCACCTAAATCACCATTCTCTGAAAAAGATGTAATTAAAATTAATGAACCAGTAGATTTTTCTTCATTAATGGCTAAAGATTTTATCAGTCCATTTTTGCTAAATAAACCTAGTAGCCAAAGCAATAGAGTTGAGTTACTATATGAAACATTAAAAAAACAAAACTTAATATAGGAGAATAATATGGCAACAGATTTACAAGTAGCTTTTACAAGTAATACTTCAGGAGCACAAGAATTGTTTGGTGGACCTACAAGATTAAAAGCTTTTATTATTACACCAACAGCTAGTGCAGGGACTGTAGTTTTTTCTGATGGTGGCTCTAGTAAATTTACTGTAGCAACTGCAGCTAGTGCAGCTGGAGGACCAGTTAATATTGGACTACCTGCTGATGGTGTAAAGTTTAGCTCTAATTTACAAGCCACACTAACTAATGTTGCTGGTGTAACTACTTTTCATGGATAATAAATGGCTACATCAAATACAGCTACATTTAACTTAACAGTTACTGATGTAATACAAGAAGCATATGATAGAATAGGAGGAGATCCTATTTTAGGTTATGATGTTCGATCAGCTAGACGTAGTTTAAATATTATGTTTAGTGATTGGGCTAATAGAGGTTACAATCAATGGACAGTTGAATTAAAAGATTTATCAGTAAGTCAAGGAACTACTGAATATACTTTAGACTATGATTTAGTAGATATTATTAATGCTAATGTTGTTGATGACGGAACTGAATATTCAATGACACGTTTAGGTATTAATGATTATGCAGCGATTTCAAATAAAACTCAACAATCTAGACCAACTCAATTTTATTTACAAAGATTAAATACTCCTGTAATTAAAATTTATCCAGCTCCAGATAAGGCATATACTTTAAGATATTATAGAATGAGAAAAATAATGGATATAACTGCTTCTACAGTTTCTGGTGTAGAACAAACAACTGATGTACCTTTTAGAGCTTTTGAATGTATGTGTGCTGGTTTAGCTTATTATCTTTCAAAAAAAAGAATTAATATACAACAACCACAAAGAGCCGAATTAAAATTAGATTACGAACAAGCTTATGAAAGATTAATAGCTGGTGATGATACACCTTCTACTAGAATATTACCAGCAACAACAAATAGGTTTTACAGTTAATGTCTAATAAATTAGCAGATAGAGGTAGACGTCCTCATAGAGCACCTCACAACAAATTTGCAAGTGGTAGGTTTGCACAAGCTATCTCTGATAGAAGTGGATTAGCTTTTCCATACAATGAAATGGTTTTTGAATGGAACGGTAGTTTTGTACATGTATCTGAATTTGAAGCGAAACAACCTCAGTTAGATTTAATGTATTTTACAGATGCTGAAGCGTTAGAAAATGCAAGGCCTAAAGCAAATATATCTGTTCAAGGTGGTGTACCAGATCAAATAGAACCTATTTTTCCTCCAAATGCAGGATATATACCTGCTAATGGAATAGCACAAGCAAGCACAAATTTGTTATCAACAGCATTAGGAAGTGTTACAGTATCGATAACATGACAAATACAAAAAATAAAGGTGTAATGATCGCAACACCTTGTTATGGCGGTCTTTTAAGTGAAGGTTATTTACACGGTTTATTAAATACAATCACATTAGCAAATAAATATAAATTTCAATGCCATGTAAATACTATGGGAAATGAAAGTCTTATTACAAGAGCAAGAAATACTTTAGTAACTCAATTTATGGATTATTGTGAAAAAGATCCAGATAAGTTTACACATTTAATGTTTATAGATAGCGACATAGGTTTTACTGGAGAAGCAGTATCAAGATTATTAGAGTCAGATTATGATATTGCTTGTGGAATATATCCTAGAAAATCAATAGATTTTAAAGCCATTGAAGGTTATGCTAAAAAAAACGATTTAGAAAATATAGAACAAAAATTATTAGGTTATAATTTAAACTTTGCTAACCCTGCAAACATAAAAGTTACTAATGGATTTACAGAAGTATTAGATGCAGCAACAGGTTTTATGTGTATTAAAAAAGAAGTTTTTATAAAAATGAGAGAAGCTTACCCTAATTTAAAATATACAAGTGACCAAATAATAAATAATGAAAGATTTTCAAGTCAAAATTGCTATGCTTTTTTTGACTGTATTATTGATGAAAAAAGTAATAGATATTTATCAGAGGATTATGCTTTCTGTAGATTATGGCAAAAAATTGGTGGTAAGATATATGCAGATGTTAATACTCCTTTAACACATTATGGAACGCATCCATTTGCAGGCCATGTGTGGACTAAATTTAAAGTAGATGAGGTAACTAAAAATGACAATGACATACACCAGTCTAAAGACTGATATTCAAACATGGGCAGAAAATACAGGTACAGACTTTACAAATCAATTAGATACTTTCATAGATAATACTCAAACTAAATTATCAAGAGATATAGACCCTGTTGGTTTTAATGAAAATGTAAATTCAACTATGGTTCAAGGAGATAGATTTGTAAATCTTCCTACTGCTGTAGAACCAATGTTATTTAATTATGTAGAGATTATAGTAAGCTCTAATGCTAAATATTTAGAAATGAAAACATTAGAATTTATAAAAGAATATTGGCCAAATAATTCTTTACAAGGAGAGCCTAAATACTTTACTAATTTTGATGATAATAGAATTTATGTAGCTCCTACACCAGATCAAAATTATGATATTAAAATAGGTTATCAAGGTAAAATTAATCCATTATCCAATACTAATACTACTAATTGGTATACTGAAAATGCTTCTGATGCTTTATTATATGGTTCTCTTTCTGAAGCAAATCTCTTTACAAAGAACATGGAAGACTATAATATATATAAACAAAAGTATGTCGAAAGTGTGACTGCCATAAATAATGAAGCTCGTAGAAGAAGAAGAACAGACTACAAGTTTCCTGGAAGTCCGCTAGGCGAAAACACTTTAACTGGAGGACAATAAAATGGCAATAACACAAGCAATTTGCACAGTATTCAAAGAAGATTTAATGAATCCTGGTGGAAATCTAGCTGCTCAAACACTAAAGTGTGCTTTATACGATAACACTGCAACATTAGCTGCAAATACACCTGCGTACACAACATCTAATGAAGTTTCATCTAGTGGTACAAATTACACAGCCGGCGGAGCAATTTTAACGAATGTTGCAATTTCGACTGATGGAACAACTGCAATTTTTGATGCTGATAATGTTTCATTTTCAAATGCAACTATATCTGCTCAAGCTGCACTATTGTATAATGCAAACAATTCTAATTCTGCTATTGCAGTTTTAGATTTTGGAGGAGTTAAAACTTCTACTAACGGTACATTTGAATTACAGTTTCCTACTGCAAACTCTACTGCTGGTTTAATCAGAATAGCATAAGGAGGAAATCCTTATGACTGCAAGTGTAGGTTGGGGAAGACTTGGTTGGAATGTAGGTGCGTGGAATTCATCACCTGATGCTGCCGCTGCAATAACTGGACAACAAATTTTACCATCAGTAAATTTTGGTCAAGGTTGGGGTAGAGAAGCATGGAACGAAGGTGCATGGAATTCTCCGATTGGTTTAGTTCTTACAGGTAATGGAGCTATATTTGCAAGTACAGGTCAACAAGTTAGTACAGCTCTTAATTTTTCAATTGCGCAAGCATCTGCAAATACTACAATAACCGGAATAAATGCTAATGCAAATGTAAGCAGTGTTACTGTTACTGGTAATGCTCCTATAACCATAACTGGTCAACAAGCAAATACTTTTATTGGTACTTTTTCTATCGCTGCAGGCGGAGCAGTTACAATTGTAACACCAGGTTTTGACTTAACAACAAGTTTAGGAAATGTTGTTACTGGTACAGCAAATTTCTTTAATATTACTGGTCAAGGAATAAATTCTAATGTTGGTAGTGTTACCACTACTTCACAAAACATAATACCTATTACAGGTATAAATGCTAATGCAAATGTAGGTAGTACATCTTTTATAATAGGTCAAACTTTAGATATTTCAGGTATAGAGGTAACAGCTAATGTTGCTTCGATAATACCGAACTCTCAAAATTTCTTACAAATAGATGGTTTACAAGCCAATGTAACACCATTTGAGTTAAGATTTTGGGATCCGATTACATCAAATAATTCTTTTACATGGACTGATATTTAGTGTACAAATGAATACAATATATTATTATTTACATAAATTAATAAATAAGGTATAAAAAACCATGACGTCAACTTTTACATCGAGATTAAAATTAGAAAGACAAGCTTCTGGTGAAAACTCTGGTAATTGGGGTAATTTAACAAATTTTGTTTTTAACAGATTAGATGCTTCAATAAAAGGATATCAAGCTGTCAACGTTGCTGGTAGTGCTAATGTTACATTAGTTTCAAATAATTCTACTGGTAATACTGATAATGCTGGTACTGATGACCAAGTACATAATGCAGTTTTAGAATTTACTGGAGCATTAACTGGAAATATACATGTTTTTACAGATGCTGTAGAAACAAAATACACAGTTTTTAATAATACAAGCGGTACACAAACTTTAACTTTTTCTAATGCGGGACATGCTGCAAACGGTGTTGCACTTAAACAAGGTGCTAAAACTTTAGTTTATACTACTGGTACAAAAATGTTTGATGTAATGGCTGACTTAGGAAATATTAATGTAGACGGAATAGGTAATACTGGTTCATCTACTTATTTTAAACTACCATCTTCAGATGGAACAAGTGGTCAAGCTTTAATAACGGATGCTAGTGGACAATTATCTTTTTCCACTGCAGGTATATCAACAGGTAAGGCTATTGCAATGGCAATTGTTTTTGGATAGGAGGATAATATGGCAAACCCAAATATAGTCAATGTTGCAACGATAAATGGAAAAACAGATGTATTTGCTTTAACTACTACAGAGACAAATTTAGTTACAGCAACAGCGAATACTGTTTTCAAAATAAATTCTATTTTAGTTTCAAATATTGACGGCACTAATGCCGCAGATGTAACCATTAAATATAATGATGGTTCTAATGATAGAGCTATTGCAAGTACAATTTCTGTACCTGCTGATGCAACTCTTGCAGTTGTTGATAAAAATAGTTCTTTTTATTTAGAAGAAACAGAAATTATAAAAGGAACTGCTTCTGCAAATAGTGATCTTGAATGTTTGATTTCATATGAGATAATATCAGACTAGGAGGTTAAATTAATATGGCTAATGGAGGCATAATTGGACCACCTAACACTGTAAGTGCTCTAGTACCTGAAACTGTTACCACAGTAACATCGAGTACACCTTCGGCAGTAACTCTTCAACCAACAACATCAACTATTGATTTTTTAGTCGTAGCTGGAGGAGGTGGTGGAGGATCTGATGGATCAGGTGGTGGAGGAGCAGGTGGTGTATTAGAAACAACATCTATTCCAGTTAGTGGTGGATCAGCTTTAGGAGCAGTAGTAATTGGAGGAGGTGCTTCAACAACTCCCGTACCTGCAGGATGTGGTAATAATGGAACAAATTCAAGTTTAGTAGTGGGATGCACAACTTACACAGCAACAGGTGGTGGTGGCGGTGGAGCTGGTGGAACAGGTAAAGTTGGAGGTTCAGGTGGTGGTGGCGATGGAAATCCAGGTGGAGCAGGAACAGCTTGTCAAGGAAATCCAGGTGGAGCTGGTGGACCAGGTGGAGTTCCCGCAGACACTGGTGGCGGTGGAGGTGGAAAGTGTGCAGCTGGTAGTGATACATCATCTCCAGGAGTAGCAGGAGCTGGTGGAGCTGGAAAAACAATTACGTCTTCATATCCAGGATCACCTATATCCGCAGTCGGTGGTGGCGGCGGTGGTGGTAATAATTCTGGTGGACCAGGAGGAGCTGG